TATTCTCTTGAATAATTCGATTTTCCCATTTACTTAATTCCTTTCGACAGTATTTTTCTTTTTCTACTAACTCTCTGTGTTCTTAATCCGTTTAACAAATCAGTTGAATACCTAATGTCTAAATCTGGATTAGCAATTCTTAATGCAGCCTGTGCATAGTTCCTGATGTCCAAAGGCTCATTTCTTTTATCTCCTACTGTTTTCCACTCGATTTTAGCTTGCCCTTTACTAAATGTGACAACTTTTATTTCAGATGTAAGCCCTTTAAAATAAACTTCATCATATCCACGTTTAGGGTCGTTTGGATAGTGCATATACTTAGCTCCTGGTTCTGTTACTTTAAGATTACTCATTATAGTATCCTTTCCAGTATTAACTCCCAAGACAAACAAGGAAATTCCACCTTTATTATTTTTGCTAGGTCGTGAAATAAGAGGTCTTCCAGCTTCTCCACTTCCTTTTATTCCAAAAATATTCAACTGTTCTCTTGCTTTTACATACCTGTAAACATCATCAGTATGATGTCCGCCTGTATCAACACAAGCACAAGCAACTCTTATTTTTTCCCCATTCTGATATGAATAATCTTTCATCAGAACTTGGTCTAATTCATTCCAAACATAAGGCAAAGCAGGATTCCCCATAATCACTTTATAATAAATCCCCCAGCTTTCTTCACCTTTTGCCCATCCAACGATTTCAACCTCAAGTCTATTGTCTTGAACATCGACACCAGCAGTAAGCACATTGACTTTATCAGGAATTTCTACCTCCTCATACGTTCCGTCCTCGTAATTCAAATACTCTCCGTAATCCTCAGCCCTTGCCTGTATTTCCTCAAAGCTAAATCTTTCAACCTTTTCTTCCCAGCATTCCCCAAGAGCCGTATTTACAAATACTTTCATAAGCTGTTCATCACCTTTTGCCGCTCTAAATTTACGAATTATGCTAGCCCATTTAGTAAACGGACTGTATAACTCCGATACATGAAATCCTCTTGAAATATGTGGGTCTACTTCAGGATTAGTACTTCTCCATTCACCTTTAATAAGATTTCGTTTCCATTCGTATTCGCTCGAAGTTTCCATGCATTTCTCACATTTATGTGTAACATCTTCAAAAATAATATTTCCCCATTTCAAAGTTTGCATTTCACCACATTTTGGGCAAGGAATGTAATACTCATCTTTCGAGCTGTTCTCATATTCAAGTTCTATTCTGCTTCCGCCTTTGATTGTTGGTGTACTTGTCAAAACTATTTTACTGTTTGGCCAAGTTTTTACCCTTTCGATTGCCAGATTTAATGGGTCTCCCTCTTTTTTAGCACTTCTAGGGAAACGGTCAATTTCGTCCGCTAATAGAACCCTAATTGACCTACTTGCCAATTCTGAAGCTGAATTAGTCCCAGTTAAAACAATGTATCCGCCTGAAAACTCTTTTTGTCTTTTCGTATCTCTTGCATCAGCACTTTCAATAATTTTGTTACGTAGTTGTGGTGTAGACTGGATCATATCATTAAGCCTTGTCGTTGAAAAATCTGCCGCCATGTCCTTAGTAGGCATTAAAAACATAATAGGAGACGGCTCATAATCCATAAAATATCCAACAGTATTCATAAGAATTTCTGTTTTTGACAACTGGGCACCATACATCATCACAACTTTTTCTGTATTTTTGTCAGAGATTGCCCTCATTACTTCTCTTTGAAATGGCACTCTGTCAGTTTTCCATTTTCCAGGAATTGCTGAACTTTTAGTTGATAAAACTCTATACATATCCGCCCAAGTATCAATTGTTAATTTTGGCGGTGGCTTTAAAACTAAGGCAATTTTTTTAAATAATTTAACTGTTCTTTTTAGGTCTTCCTCTAATTCTTTTTTCACTTTCAACTTTCACTTCCATATCTTCCTCATTTTCCACAAAAATTTTATTATTTTTAAACATTTCTGGATCGTACTCACTGAGTTCTTCCAAAACCTCGAATATTTCATCTTGAATAACATCCTGAATTTCCCCAAGATTATCCGCTGCAATTACAGCTGGCGCTACCTTACTAGATATAGAAAGCAGCTTCCCTTTAATGTTCATAAGTATATCAGTCATCACTTTTTCGACGATAGTTGCTAAATGTAATTGATTTTTAGTTTCCTTGATTTTTAGGTCTTTTAGTTCAACATCTTTTTTTATTCGTTTTATCTCTTCCTTAATTTTCTCATCTTTCAAATTCAAATCCACATCATTTTTAGATTCAATATACTCAATATATCCAAGTACATTTTCCCAAAACAGATACTTGCCTTTTTCCGTTTTTTTTATTATTCCTTCACTAGCTAAATTGCGGAGGTGTCTATCTGTTATACCTAGCAATTTTGCTAACTCGTTTGCCTTTATTATCTGATTCTCTTTTACTAACATAACACCTCCATTTCGGAACGGAAACAAAACTTAAAAAAGCCATCATACATATTTTTTTTGGCACTTCGACCGCACTCGCTCTTTTTTTGCCTCTTAGAAGTACCTTTTTAATAAAAATTTTATTTTTTTCTTTGTTTTCACTTCAATATCCATTTGATATACTCACTATTTTGAGTATTTGCTCTCTATTTCTGTTAGCTTATCTCTTAATCCTTTATCTTCTTCTCTCTGTTTCTTCATCCCCACTCTACATCTATCAAGATACTTGTCATATATCATTATCTTTAATCCATCTATCTTGCTATCTATATCTTTTTCAATCTCTTCTAATTTGTCTAAGAGTTCCAAATTTCTTTTGATTCTTTCTTTTATGTATTTTTTTGTCCCATAACAAATAATTTGAAATAGTATTAATATTACTGCTATATTAATAACAAAACTTGCAATCAATAATATAATCAACATTTTTTATCCCTTTCTTTGATTTTTAGACAAAAAAAGAGCCACTAAACAAATAGACTATTTCTAATCTATCTATTCAGTGGCTCACCAAATCTTTGGGTTACTTTGCCCTGTTATTTATTAATTTTCTTGTGGTATAAAATTTTTTAAATATTTTACCTTTTTTTACCAAAATTTTGATGTCAATATCTATATTTATTCGTTTAGCTTCTGCTAAATCCTCTAATAAATACAAAACTTCTTTGTCCTTCAAAAGTTCGTTAATATCTTCTTGTGTAAGTTCTTTTCTTTCGTTCAACTTTACCTCCTTATTATACCTTATTTTATCAATATTTACAACCCTTTCACACCCTGATTGCAAAAAATTTTATAATCCAAATCAATCCGTAAATCACAAGTAGATTTACAATCATAGCAATCAAAAATGCTATTATATTGCTTATGCTAAATTTAAATGTTTTTGACTTGTTTTTAAATACAAGAACTAATCCATAGATGTATCTTACCAGCACTAATACAGCCGTTAACGTAATTAGTCCACTTATCATTCTCATTATTATTTCCATCATTTTATTCCTCCTAAAATTTACATTCTTTAATTTTTTCTCCTGCATTCACTAATCTATATTTTGATTGTCCAATTGAATAAGTGTTGCCATTTTCAAAAGTTATATAATAATATACAGATGTTCGTGGTACTGGAATGTACAAGGAACTACCATTTATTTCCCCAGCATATTGATTTGTTATAAAAGTCTCTTTTTTTTCGTATTTATCAGCGACTTTGTAATTTTCACAATCTAAAATCAATTTTTTATTATTACAGCTTCCTAACAATCCTAAAGTTGCAATTACTAATAATAATTTTTTCATTTCAAGCCTCCTATTCTAAAATTTATCTTCTAAATAGTCATATAACAAAATCGCAAAAAAACCAAAGCTGTATAACGAATAATATATGTTCCGTTTCCAGTCAAACCTACGACTATTCCATCTTTTTGTTCTTCTATATGCTTTTATTTTAGATATTAAATCATCCGCAGAGGCTAGCATGAACACTAACGCAATGCCTATAAAATATATTTTAAAAAAACTTTTCATCTCTCCTCCTAAATTTTTAATTGTTTTCCCAATATCGGCAATATGCTTTTTGTTGACTTCAACAAAATGATTTTACCCTGGATCTATTATTTTCAATAAAAATTCATACAATCCGTAAGCCATAAGTATTCCAAAGCCTAAACTCACTAATGCTTCTAATGTATTATAATTTTTCATCCTTTCTGCTGCGTTTTCAAATATTTCAGCAATAAATGTAATCCAAAGTAAAATTGGCACTAATAATATTAGCAATATCACTATTTTCATATCTCCTCCTTAAACGCCTTAAAATGATTTTTATAAACTTTCTTCAGTTCTTTTATTTGTTCATCATCCAAATAAATACCCCTTACGTTGTATTTTCTTTCAAACGTCTGAACTCCCCAATTATGTTTCTGATTGTGATGTAGTCTACACAATGAAATATACCGCCCTTCCTGTCCAGTATCTTTTTTATAAGTTCCGTGGGTGCTTGCGATCGAATCCCAATGTTCCAAATCTATACTGCTATTTTCTGTATGATATTTTCCGCATACAGCACATTTTCTATGTTTCAACATAGAATAAATATATTTTTCTTCATTCTGCTGTTTATACAGCATCTGCATTTCTTCCCACATTGCTATGTCATTCTGCAAAAAATAGTCAAACAGAAAATTAGTAAATGCCACAGCTTCAGCATTGCTCATTAATTTAAGTGCCAAGCTAAAAGTATCATTCAGTTTTATAAATAACATTTGAATCTCATCAGTTACAAAATCCATTAAATCATTTGTAATTATATTGATTTTGTTTTCTTTCGTATAATTCTTGTCAATTATATCTCCAATTCTATCTTTCAGTTTGTTTTCCATGTTCCTGAAAGGCTCATATCCCTTTATATTCTTGCCGCTGTGCCTGATATAAAGTTTTTTCAAGTCTTCCTTTGCCTTATACAAAAAATAATCGGAAATGGCAGGCTTTTGCTTGCTAGTCTGCCAATTTATGTCTACACCTTTCAGCTTGTAAGCGTAGCAGTCTATGAACCAGTAAATCAGTTTTTGGTTTTCCCTGCTCATTCTTTTAGACATCTTCTCTTAGCCTTCCTTTTCTTTGTAAATTTAATATTCTTAAACAGATTAGCATTTAACTTCATAAAATTAAAATCGCTATCATTTACTTTTATTCCGCTTAAAAGCCTTGCTTTTATTCTTTCGTATACATTCTCATCCATTTTTCCTCCATAAAAAAATCACAGCTAAATTAATAACTGTGATTCTTTTTCGTTATGCTTGTATTATTTTTTGAAAAACAAAATCTCCATTTTTATCCATTTCAACCAGTTCTTCCCCATTTTCTTTAAACAGATCTTGGCAATATTTTCTAGCTGTTTCATACACCAACCAATTAAATAGTTTATATTTTCTAGCTATTTTCCCATAATTTAATTCCTCGCTTTGATACTCTTCGCCAGTGTACAAACAATAGATTATCAAAAATGTTTGAACACCCATCTAGCAATTCTCTTTCATTCTCAAAATCCTTTAATGTAAAAGGCTTTAAATCTTCAGATGGATTAAATTTAACAAAAATTTCGTTTAATTCATTAAAAATATCTTTGTACTCCATTCCAATCAAGCTATCAGATTTTTTCAGCTTTTTCTCTAATGCTCCAAAAAGTTTATAATTTTTATTTTTTCTCAAACTTCTCATATGTTTCTCCACCATCTCTTCCATTCTTTATAAATTAGGAATTGTATACTTTCCAAGTCTATTCTTTCCATTCCGATTTCATTTTCTATAATTTCATCGGAAATATCTTTTCTTGTTTCTGTGTCAGTAGCTTTAAATCCATCTTTTTTAGCAATTATTTGAAAAATTTCTGTTAATTTATCAGTTACTTCAAAATCATATTTTTCTTTAAATTCTTCAAATGTTTTTATTTTTTCTATCGACATCTTAATTTGCCTCCCTTAATTCAGCTTTTTCAATCCAATTTTGAACATATAACAAGGCTTCTTTCAAATCTTTTCTTTTTATATCTCTATAACTTGCTACTCCGAAACGATCTTTTACATCTCTATGTATTGCTGGAAACATTAATTTTCTTTCAGCATTAATTACATCTAATCTTTGATACACCCTAACATTTATCGCTCTTTGTAATTTTCTTTGTTCTCCTGAATCTAGTGTTATTTCATTATCAACTTTATTTTCCACCACATCTATCCTATGTTTTACATTTTTCATTTCTTTTGCTTGTAAAATTATCATATCTTCAATTGTTAATGGTTTTTGAATATTATCTTTAATAACATTTTTCATTCTTTCAAATTCATTGATATATGATACATTTAATAAAAATGCTTTTGGTACTGAAGCATTATATCCACCGATTAATTGTGCTATACCTTTTTCTGTAATCAAATAGTTTTTATAGCTTTTAAAATTCCCTTCTACTTTATACGAACTAGGTATATAGAACTCAGTAAAATCAAGGTTTTCTCCGAGAACGGAACTTTCCGTTTTCGTGAATTTCTCTATATATCCGTCTATTTTCTCCAACAAATCATAATGATTTACTCCCAACTCTTCTGCTACTCTGTTACTTGTTGTTACTAAAACTCCATTTACATTTTCTACACTTACTTTAATTAATTCCATTCTTTATATCCTCCATTATACTATTTTTTTTATGCTGTTTCTTTTTCTGAATCTTTTTGAACTCTATTTTTTGCTTTTTCAATTAATATATCCAGTTCATTTTGTATACCATAAACCTGTTCAACCAAATTAGCGTATCCAACCCTAAATATCTCTTTTGATTCAAAGCTATCGAATATTCCATATTCTAAGGCTATCATTAGACTTCTTACGCTTTCTATTTTGATTTTGATTTCTTCCACATCCAGAAACGTTACTTTGTTCATAAAATTTTCCTCCTAAAAATATTGATTTTTTGGAGTTTATACAGTATAATAAGGTTGTGAGGTGCTTATTGTACTGTATTCTCCTAAAGTCTAACTAAAAGGATTTTAGGAGATTTTTTATTTCTTTTTCAATATTAACTGGTTGTTTTCTTCATCGAAAAACAATTCAACGGTTCTATCTTCTGGTGTAACGCCTAATTTTCTTAACCAAGTAATAGGTACTGTCAATCTAGTTGCAGTTCCGTTTCCAGCTTTGTAAAAAGAAATATTTAAATCTCTTTTTTCCATTTCTTCTCCTTCCGTTAGTCCCATATAACTATAACATATTGGGACTAACTTGTCAACTACTTTTTTAAAATTTTTTATTATACTCTATAAACTCCACAATATTTCTAGGTATTCACAGTTATTATATTTAGTTGTCATTGTCCTTTCTACTATCCTAATATTACAATCTATATACTCGCTTGTATTACCTTGAGCTGTTACTTTTTTTTGAGTAATAGTTATAAATCCATATTCTTTTATCCGTTTTCTAATTCCTCCACTTCTATTTCCACTTTATCAAATCCACAGCCAACTAACTTTTTAACATTTAATTCCTCTATCTGTGAATCATCTTCATAAATAATTTTAGTCATTGAATCCAGGATCGCTTTATTGTAATTATCTATATCCCTTTTTCTCTTATCCTTGAAATAAAGCCTCATACTGACTTTCAAACTATTAGCCAAGGGTTTACACCTAAATTGCTTTTTAAGCTCATCACAGGCTAAATTTTCAAAGATTTTGCCCCTTTTAGACTTGTATCTCCCACTTGGTTTATTTATCCATAAAGAATTTACAGACGGTGGCATTGTGGATAATTCTAGTTTTATCAATCCTTCATCGCTCCTATTCTCTGTATTTTTTTATCAAATCCTAATCTAACTGTTCCCAGTTCTCCACTTCTGTTTTTCCGTATGATAAATTCAATTTCAGAAAAATCTTTTGCTTTCACAACGTTTTTTTGATAATAGTCCTCACGATGCAAAAAAGCCACCACATTGCTTGCCTGCTCTATCCCTCCGCTGTCTCTTAAATCTGCCAGCAATGGTCGCTTATCTGCTCCACGTGTTTCTACAGCTCTATTTAATTGAGCCAGAACTACGATACAGCAATTAAGCTCTGTCGCAAGAAGTTTTAATCTGTTTGCCATATACTCAACTTCGTAATTCTTGCTTTGGAATCCACTGGCAGTCATAAGAGTCAGGTAGTCGACTATTATTACCTTCAGGTTTTCTTTTTCGTGTTCCCGCTTGATTTTACGGATAATGAAATTTAAATCAGGGGTATTTTCACAGCTCATGCTTCTGAACTTTGAATCCTGCAATTTTTCTATTGCCAGATTTATTCTTGTCAGTTCTTCGTCGCTAAGCCGTTTATTTTTTATTTTGTTCAGCTCAATTCCAGTTCGGATCGACAAGAATCTTTGCATTATCTGAACGTTGCTCATCTCAAGATTTATATAAAGCACATTATGTTCCCTAGCGGTCAGCAATGCCAAATTCAAGGCAAATGCTGTTTTCCCCATTGCAGGTCTCGCTCCGACTGTTACAAGTGAGCCTGGCTCAAACGTAAAGTACCTGTTTATGTCCTCATACGGAGTTTTTATAATGCTTTTTTCATCCTCAAAGTCCTCATACCAGATATTTGATAGTTCCTTCATCCCAAATACCTTGTTCTCTTCTTTTTTTTTCATATTCAGCTCATTTACTTTCTGCACAATATGTTCGACTTTGTTATCAAGCGAGTAGTATTCGTTTTCAAGAATTTTTCCAATCTCGGATTTTAAATAATACTCGTTGTACGATTCGATAAGATCCTGTATAGGGATTTGAATATCTACCAGTTTGCAGTTATCCATAAGTGCATCAGCTTCGCTCCATTCCTCATCTGTCTTTGTGAGATCAGCTATGTCAACTTTTCCTTTTTCATCCAGAACATCCAGCATTTTCTGAAAAATTATTTTGTATTCAGGATCTATAAAATGTTTTGGTTTTAATCCAAGCTCAAGAAAAAACGGCAAGTTTCCTAGGCTCATATATATTTTCCCTAGTACTTGTGCTTCTAATTCGTTATACATCTTTTCTAGTCCTCCCACATGCTGAAATCAAAATTATTTTTGTCAGGCTCGGCAAATACTGTTGCCGCTTCATCAATATTGCTAGGATTTTTATCATTATCAGCATAAGCATCGTTAAAAACGTTTAGGAAGTTCTCTTTTTTGCTTGAAAATAGCCAATTGAAAAATTGTCCTGTATTTTTAGATTGCTCTTTGAGATAGGAGCTTTCATGTATTTTCTCAAATGTCTCCAGGAACTTTTCTTTGCCCAGGAATTTATATAGCGATTGAATTTTATTTCTATATGCCATTAGTGCTGTTTCAACTGCAAATTGGTTATTGCATAGTTTTGACATTTCTTTTTTAGCTAAATTCAATACAAAAACTTGATGTTGTTGTTCTTTAGTTTCAGTTGCATTATTTTCTTTTTGTGCAGTATTAATATTATTAACAACATCTTCCTTATTGGGTTTCCTTAATTGTGTTTCCTTCGGGGTGCACTTTTGCACCTGGTGTACGTGCATTTCTGCACCTGGTGTGGGTGCACTTTTAACCCTGGTCATTTTTGCACCCACGTGCATTTCTGCACCTGGTTTGTTGCTAACATTTTTCAAAAAATAAACATTTCCTTTTCCTGACGTTTTTTTTATTTCAACTAACCCTTTTTCTTCCAAACCTCTTAAATATTTTGTTAAAGTTCTCCTGCTTCCTATCCCACTAACTTTCATAAGTAGATCTAATCCAGGAAAACATTTCCCTTTTGAATCAGCATATCTTGCTAAAGCCATATACAATAATTTTTCATAAGCCTCAATATCTTCCCTATCTATCAAATTATTTTCCAGCCAGAACCAGCCTTTTTGTCTTGCGTCTTTTCCTTCCATTTCCTTTCCTCTCCCTATATCTTGTGTTTTTTAACAACTTGTGCTATAATAAACACAAGATACAGTATTTTCATATTTTTTCCTAGCACTCTTCGGAGTGCTTTTTTGTTTATTTTTTAATTTTCTTTTCTACTTTCAATTAAATTGGATAAATTCTTTACGTTAAAACTTGGTACAAAATTTCCGCTCATCGTGTTGTATGCCCAGTTTATCTCTTCCTGTGTATATCCCATTTTTCGTAACTCAAGAAAAGAGCCAAATAACTGTGCGAAAAAATCTATCCCTTCTTCAAATTTTTTATTATCCATTTCGTATATCCCTACTTTTTAACCTGATAATTTTTATATCTAAAAGTTTTTACCTTTTTCTTTTTGTTTTTATCTAAACAAAAATCTTCTAATGCTGCTTGAACTTTTAGACTAAATATATTTTCCTTCAATTCTTTATTCTCTTTTGTTAGTTTTGCAATAAAACGCATAAGTAAAAATATTATTAATATTTCTAAAATTATTAATGCCATTTCACACCTCCCTTATTTCATTTTTACCCCCTTTTGAGTTATAATATTATCGCCAAATAAATTAAATCCACAAGAAAGGAGGTGTTATTATGGTTAAAGCTATCGTTTATGCGATTTCAAAAGTTAATGATTTTAAAGTTCTGTTACTTCCTAACGGAGAATTTGCTCCTATGGAAACTACTGAAAAATTACATTTAGAAGATGAAATCTTTATCCAAGATTTCGGTCTTGGCGGTGTAACTTTTGAGTATAATAACGAAATTTGTACAGGATTTATTGAAGATTTTTGTTCTTTGGAAATCGCATTGTCTTTTTTGAATTAGTTTTAATATGTGTCCTTACGATTCAATGCATCTAATAAAAGGACACATCTTCTATTTCTATTTCTAAAATCTTTCAATTCCGTACATATGTATAAATTTCTATAAATCTCTTGTTTTATTTCATCTTCTTTTACAGGATCTCTATGTTCACTTTTCCTAATTGCGGTAAAAATATGTATAATATCAGTAATATTATTTTCATCTTCCAGCGATTCTATTCCCGACTTTTCAACAAAGTTATCTTTCAAAAAAACTAACATTTCTTCATAACATTTTTTTATTAATTTTTTTTCCATAAACTCTTACACCTCCTATTTCTCATTTACAATTCTTTCAACAAAAGAAAATAAGTTTTTGTTGTGTTTCAAATTAATTGTGCTTGCTAATAGTGATATGCTAAATATTAAAGCCGTCTCAAAATTTGTCAGCTTTAAAATCAGCAATGCCGCTATTAGCTCTTTTAAATAAATGAATATTCCTATTGAAAATAGCAATCCTAATTTAAAAAATCTTTTCATCTCACACCTCCTTCCTTTTCTCATTTTATAATCCTCCACTTTGTGTTATAATTTATTCGCCAAAACAAATTATTGAGAAGGGAGATTTAGAGTTATGTATAAAGTTTATGCTTGTCTACTTGGACAATGGACTGAACTTACTGAAAATGATTACCAAATTGGAGATGGTATACAATTTTTCTCTCCATATAATTGGGCAAAAGCTGGATATATAAAAAATAGTCAAAATTTTATTGAAAATAGTTTTTATGATATGCCAATTGTCCACATTATCCATAAAGATAAAAAATATTTTTTAAGTCCAGTACATATTCAAATTACTATAGAAGAATAGTTCCTTTAGAATTTCTATAATGATCTTTTATTTTTTTCAGAAACTCATCTTCTTCAATTTCAACATCAAAGGTGAGTTTCTCTTTTTTTTCTTTAAAATATTTTTCAATAGATCCTACTACTTCTTTAAATTCTAATTCCGTAAGCCCTTTCAATGCTTCTATTCCAGTTATCACTTTATCAGTTTCTATTTCTCCTTGTGCAGGAATATGAACTCTCATCAAGACACCTCCTTTCAAAAAGGATTGATTATTAATTAAATTTCCAAACCGCACATATCCTAAAATAACTCTGTGCGTTTTTTCTTTTCTTCTCTGTTCATACCTTTTAATGTTTTTATAACAGACTTCAGAATATTGTCTTTTCGTTTTTTCTTTTTCTACAATAATTTTTATATTTTCCACTCTTTCTGTACATCTCACACCTCCTTACTTTTCTTTTGAATTGTAATTCAATCATTATTAAAATAATTACATCTTTAACGAAAGGAGTAA